GGCCGGCATTGACAGGGAGCTCACGCGAAAGCTGCTTCCGCCCGGCCAGATGCTGCACACGGACCTCACCCCGATCACCATCGGCGACTTCCGCACTGCCGGCCGCGCCTACGCGCAGCTCGTCCAGGTGGGGGTGCTCGCGCCCAACGACGCACGCCGCCGCATGGGCCTCGAGCCGTGGCCCGGACTCGACGAGCCGCGCCCGGTGATCTCGGGCGTCGACCCCAATCAGAACAACCAGCAGGACGAGGAGCCCGCCGATGTCGAAGCTTGAGGTCCGCACCGCGGCCATCGGCGGCGTCGAAGGCCGCACCCTCACCGGCTACGCCGCGCTCTACAACACGTGGAGCAAGCCGCTGCCGGGCATCAAGGGGGAGTTCCGGGAGCAGATCGCGCCCGGTGCTTTCGACGGGCAGAAGAACAACGTCTCGTTGTTCTACATGCACGACTCTAGACAGGTTCTTGCCAACAGCAAGAGCGGCACGCTTGTGCTCGAGAGCGACGACAAGGGACTGCGCTACACGGCGACGCTCGGGGAGAACTCCCGCGACGAGGCCGTGCTTGACCAGGTCCGCCGCGGCGTGCTGAACGAAATGAGCTTCGGCTTCCGCGTTCCGGAAGGCGGGGACAGCTGGAGCGGGCGCGACCGCACGCTGAAGCGTGTGGAACTCAGGGAAGTGAGCGTCGTCGAGGTAGGTGCCTACTCGGGCACCACCGCCGAGGCGCGGCAGGAAACTCAACCAACACCACGGAAGGCAGCCACAGTCATGGTCAGCAATCTCACGCTTCGCGAAGTCCGCACCAAGCTCACCGAGCTTGAGCAGCGCAAGTCCGACACCAACCTCACCGAGGACGTCCGCGCCGACATCGGCTGCGAGATCGAGGAGCTGCGCGAGGTGCGCAAGACGCTGCTCGAGCGTGACGCGGGCGTGCAGGTCGCGGCGACCCCGGCGCGGCGCACCGAGGAGCGGCGCGAGGCGGCCGCCGAGTGGCGCTCGTCGCGTGAGTACGAGTCGTCCTGGCGCGGCTGGCTGCGCGGCGGCCCGGCCCCCGAGCAGCGCGAGATCATCTCGACGGCCTCGTCGTCGATCCTGATCCCGAAGCAGACCGAGGAGCAGATCCTCAAGTACATCTCGGCCGAGTCCATCGCCCGCCGGGTGTGCGACTACCGCACCGTCCGCCAGGGCGACGCGACGCTGCGTTGGAACACGCTCGAGTCGACCCAGTACACCAACGCCTGGAGCCCGCCGGACACCGGCTCCACGTTGGCCGTGGACATCGACCCCGGCTTCGCCGAGGTGTCGCTGAAGCCGCTGCCCATCCTGCCCAAGACGCAGGTGTCGGAGCAGCTGATCAAGTCCGCCAACTTCGACGTCGAGGCGGAGGTCATGGACAACCTCATGCGGCAGTTCGCGAAGATGAGCGAGGCCGGCTACATGGCCGGGGTCACGAACGGCCCCAGCAACGCCATGTTCACCGTCCAGACGGGCACCAACATCACCACCGCGACCTCCACGGGCACCAGCCGTGCGCTCGCCGTCACCGCGGCGGCCACCGTCGCCAACCTGATGGACATGCGCTACACGCAGCTGCCCGCGGCGTACTGGGGCTCGTCGGCGTGGATCATCGCGAAGGACGTCTACGCGAAGATCGCCGACATCCGCGCCGCGGCGACGGGCAGCAACGTGCCCATCTTCGTGCCGAGCTCGGACGCCGGCCTGACGCAGGGCGCCAGCGGGTTCCTGCTCGGCCTGCCGGTGTACGTGACGGACTTCCTGCCGACGCACGCTTCGGGCGCGGCAGCAAAGAACGTGCTCGCTCTCTGCGGCAACTTCCGCGAGGCCTACGCCATCCGCGAGTGGGAGGGCATGACCATGCGTCGTGACGACCTCACCGCGGCGAACTCGGCCCGCATCGTGTTCCGCGGCTTCGGCTGGGGCAACGCGGCGTTCACCCGCGCCAAGGCCATGGTGCAGCTGCAGGTCACGAACGCCTGATTCATCCTCCATGCACGGCCAGGGGGTGAGGCTCCACGCGCCTCACCCCCTCGGCCGGGAGCCACCCGATGCCGGTACCACCGACCGTCAACGACCTTCGCGGCTGGCTCAAGCGGCCACACACCGAGGACGATCCTCAGATCGTCCAGGCGCTGGTCGCCGTGGTGTCCAAGTGGAAGGCCGCGACGGGCCGCACGGAGCTGCAGCTCACCGAGGAGGAGTACCTCGCCATGCGCATGGAAATCGCGCACGTGGAGTCGTTCCGCGGCGACGACGTCGTCACGCCGCAGTCGCCGCTGTTCGTGGAGACGGTCAGGCGCATGCACAACGGGAACGCGGTGGGGTGACCGATGGCCGGCGCAGGCTATTTCCGCCAGGTGCTGACGGTGCAGAACCCCGTCACGACAGTCGACGCCTACGGGCAGGGCTCAGAGGCGTGGGTCACGACTGGCCTGATCCGCGGGCACCTCGAGCAGGTGGCTAGCGCGGAGCCAATCGGCGACGCCGGACCCGTCATGCGCCAGGAGTTCTCCATTGAGGCCACCTGGGCACCGAACGTCACCTCGCGCAGCCGCCTGGTCTGGAACGACAACGGCGTCAGCCGCACGCTGAACTTGCGCAGCTGCCACGACGTGGACTCGCGCCGAAAGCGCCTCCGGATCCAAGCGGTCGAGGAGCTTCTTTGAGTGCCATTCGCTACAAGGTCGACGACGCCGAGGTGCGCAAGGTGCTGTCCCGCCTGCCGCGCAACGTGGCGCAGCGCGTGCAGAAGAAGGGCATGCGGACGGCCCTGCAGCCGGTGCGCGAGCACCTGCGGCAGATTTGGCGCAACGCCAGTTTCCGCGGCAAGACCCCCCACCGCAAGGCCATCGCCAGCGCGACCAGGATCGACGTACGCCGCCAAGGATCCGGTCCCCGGGCGGTGATCGCCGGCGAGGTCGGCGTGGTCTATGGACGAAAGGGCGGGGCAGGGGCCAAGGGACGTCAGAAGGTGTGGCACCTGCTCGAGCATGGCTTCCGCCACTTCGGGGGCGCTGGCGGCATCTACCTAGGCCGGTCGGGCGCGGCGCGGGCGGAGGCGGGCAGCCGCCGGACGTTCATCAAGACCGAGCGTGACCGCGTCATGCAGCAATTCAAGGGCAATTCCTTCGAGGTGCGGCAGCAGCGCGGGCAGGCCATGAAGGCCGTGTTCGCCCAGGCCCGCGAGCGGTTCCAGGCGTACGCCGCCGACGCCCAGGAGCGTGGGCTCAGGATCAAGAACGTCCGCAGCTCGGGTGCAGGCCGCAACCTGCCCGGCCGCAAGCTCTCCACCACGTACATCCGCCGCAACATGCGCCGGATCCTCACCGCCATTTCACGGCAGACCCTCCTCGAGGCCCGTGCGGCGCTGCGAGGCCAGCCGTGAGCCTTCCCGAGGTCGTGGCCGCCGTTCGCGCCCGGGCAGCCGTGGCGACCGCAAACGTCTTCCCCGGGATGCGTGTGGCCGGAAAGACCACGCCGTGCATCGTCTACAACGTCGATCTCTCGGCGACCATGTACCTGCCCGGATCGTTCGGCAAGGCGCATTGGAACGGCACCATGATCGCGACCTGTATCGCGGACACGCTCGACCAGGCGGCCGACCTCGCCCATGAGCTGGCCAAGGCGTTCGCCAACGGCCCACACACGCATACCGGCTGCAAGCTGGTGGCGCACGAAATGTCGTTCTCAACCGGGACCGAGCTGCCGGATGACGGCCAGCAGGACGCCGAGCGCACGGTCACCGTCACGATCAACCTTCAAGCACAGGAAACCTGAACATGCCATACATCATGGGCTACGGCGGCACGGTGTCGCTGAACTTCAACAGCGGCGGCTCCACGACATGGCCGGTGCGGAACATCCAGCTTCAGGTCGAGCGGGCGTCCCTCGACGTAACGCTGGTTTCCGATTGGCGTGAAAAGCGCGTTCCAGGGCGAGTCCGGAGAACGTTGAGCTTCGACTTGCTGGCGCAAGATGCCTCCACCGATGACCCGGTTCGCGAGCACATCTACCCGACGTCGCTGGCAAACGCGGTCAATCGTTCGGTCGTGGTCGCGTTCAGCGATCAAGCAGGAAAGGCGTACACGATCACCGGGCACATCACTTCTGCCAGCCGCACCGATGACGGTACTGGGGCGGCGGTGTGGTCCCTCAGCGTGGACGAGGCCTGATGCCGCTGGACGTCTCCCAGTTCATGGCGAAGTCCCGCCGCGTGGTCGATCCGGACCTCGGGCCGATCGTCGTGCGCGAGCCCACCATGGCGGACTACCGCCGGGCGGCGAACGACCCGTGGTGGTGGGCCGCCTGCCTGTCGTGCGAGGACGGCACGCCGCTCCTGGCCGATCCGGCCGACCTAGGCCGGCTGTCCGCCGACGTGTCGACCAGGCTGTGGGAGCAGGTGAACGCACCGCACCCTACTCAGCCGCCACCAGGCGGCTGTGGCGAATCGCAAGCCCGGAACAGCGAGACCTGATGCCCATCGCCTTGGCATCCTCCGAGATGACCACGCTGGAACGCTGCGAGTTCCTGCTCGGGGTGATCGCGTGCTCGCAGACCAACAAGCGCCCGCAGGAGCTGTTCCCGTGGGTGAAGGCCGGCCTCGCCGAGTTCGACCGGGAGGTGCTCCGTGGCGCGTGAAATGAAGGCAGTCATTCGCGCCGAGATGGACCCAAGCGGTGTGGTCAAGGGCGTCGCCCGCGCCCAGGCGGAGCTGCGCAAGCTCAACGCCGCCGCCGCCGCGACCGCCGTCAACACGGGCGTCACGGCAGCCATCACCGCCGCGCAGATCGCCGCCCGCATTGGCAGCCAGGTGGTAAACGCCGCCAGCAATCGCGTGCAGGGCCTGACGCAGATCGCCACCTCCTACAACCTGCAGGCCGCCAACGCCTCGACGCAGGCGCAAGTCGCCGAGTTCGCCCGGAACAAGCGGCTCGCGGCAGCACTTGGCCCGGACGTGGCCCGAGGCTTTGCCGAGCAGACCCGCATCAAGGACGCCGATGCCATGCGCGTGATCAACGATCCGCTGATGGGTCCGGGCTTGGCCAACTCCATGGCGCTGGGGGCAAACAAAGATGCATTGGTGAACACGGGACTCGACCAGGCAATCGGCACGGCGGGCCTGTCTGACAACGTCGCCGCCATCCGCAAGATGCTTGATGAGCTCCGGCAGAGCTTCAGGATGCCGTTCTGATGGGCTGGATCCTCACTGGTCCCAAGGCTGAGACGTTCTCGCAGACGCGGGTCATGCCCGGGTCCGAGCACCAGTTCGAGCTGGTGTACGACGTGCAGTGGGTGCCTGACGGCACAAATCCGACGTTCCCGGCAGATGGAAACGATCAGTTGTTCGCGGTGTCGGGCCTGCCCAAGGTGCGCGACCGCGTGCCCGCGGCATTCCGGAACAGCTCGCTGTACATGCGGGCCTACGTCTGCAGGCAGGTGCAGGCATTCCCGCGCCCGGAAGGTCTGTACCAGTGGGAAGTTCGGTGCACCTTCGGCACCCT